ATGCAAAGTAATCTGCACCAAATCTGCACCAATAAAATGAAAATACCCAAACCCATCCAGCGAGGGTCCAGCTGGCGCATCATTGTCACTTTTGATAAGAAAAGATATTCAGCCACCCGAGACACCGCAAAAGAGTGTGAACAGTGGGCCTATAATAAATTGCTTGAACTTCGGTCTGGTAAAAAGGCAATAGAACAAGGCGAAAAGCCGGATTATCCATTTAGGGAACTTTGTGCCAGATACTATCAAGAGCATGGTCGTCACATGCGATCTGCACGGACTATCAATTTTAAAATTAAAAACCTTGACCGGATTGCACCAAATTTAGCTGACAAGTCTATTTATGATTTCAAGCCTGCTGACATTGCAGAATGGCGAAATAACCGTAAAAAAGAAGTGAAGATAGCAACACTCAGGAATGAACACGCCATTTATTCAGCCGTGTTTACCTATGCCATGAAAGAACTGTTTTTGATTGATTCTAACGTCTGGCATGCGGTCACCATGCCGAGCAAGGAAAAATCCAGAAGCCAGCGTATTACAGAAGAAGATCAAGAATTGTTGCTAAAGGCGTTAAGCTGGGATGGATCTACAACACCAGAAACGTCACGTCACTATGTAGCATGGGCATTTCGATTTGCTCTGGAAACTGCTATGCGTCAGGGTGAAATACTGGCAATGCGTAGGAAGGATATTAAAGAAGGCTTTGTGCATTTACCGATGACAAAAAATGGTGAATCCAGAAACGTGCCTTTATCTGGTGAAGCCAAAAGACTGCTTTCTTTATTACCTAAAGGAACAGATAAACTTCTGCCCATTGATAAACAGATATGTTGTGCTACATGGATGAGAGCAAAGAAAAGAGCAGGGCTTACACATATCAACTTCCATGATTCACGACATGAAGCCATCACAAGAATGGTGAAGGTGAGAAAATTACCGGTTGAAGTGCTAGCCAAAATTACTGGCCACAAAACTATCTCAATGCTGGTGAATACTTATTACAATCCAGATGCTCAGGATTTGGTAGAAATGTTTAACGACAGTGAGAGCTAATTAGCTCTCGGTCTGCCTACTTTAACTTTGGTTGTCAGCAGGTCATGGGCCAACTTTGGATTGTATAGCGCCTTGCCTTGTGTGCCTTGATTGATCGAAACTAATTTTTCTCGAATCGTGGTCACTGACAGATTGTATTTTTGAGCCAGATAAGAAGCTGAAACCAGTTCAACTTCAACCTCTTTAAGCTCCTTCACCGTTGCACCACCGATAGTCTGACCCAGCATAATTTGAGGCGGTCTTTCGGCTTCAACGGTGATGGTGTATCGAGCCATTAAGTTACCTCTTTTAAACTTTGTTGTACTGATTCCGGTAAACCAAACACATCCTTAAAAGCCTGATCAAAACCACCGTCAGCAATAAATCTATCAATAACGTTTTCTTCCTGACCTTTGGATATAGCAATGTTTTCTTGAACTTCAGTCACTGTTTTTCTCCTGCAGTTTTAAATATTCAAATTTCGCATCAGCCCAGTTTTTAGCATCGTATGGGCTTAAACCTTTTTCTTCACACCATTTGGTGCACCAGAGAAACTGAGCATCGTCATATGGGGTGGGCTTAACTACTTGTTCAGTCATGAGGCTTCACCAGTCGCAACGATCTGATCCAGCTGGATGCGACGCTGCTCAATAAGTTCCATTAATCTTGGCTGAATAACTTCATCACATGCTGATACATCGATTTCTAAAGCATCCAGTTCAGTCAGGTCTTCAGCTCTCTGGATACGTACAGCTAATGAAGGCTGTGCATCTGCCTTATTCAGTTCGACCAAACGCTTATGAATCGCATCAATTAATGGTTTGCGCTGTTCTTCGGTCCAGGTCTTTGTATAGCCCACTAAAGCATTTGCTTCAGCTGGGGTATTTGCTTTGCTTGCACGGTCCAATAGATCAGTAAGAAGGCTTTGATATTCTTCATCTTGAGCTTTGTTCTGTACTAGCTTTTCAGCCTCATGCTGCAATCTTTGAAGCTCAGTGACACTTAGGTTTTCAGATGGCTGCTCAACATTAGTTTTTGGCTGGTTTAATTGATTAGCTGCTTCATTGATCTGGTTGCACAACTGTTCTTGCAGATCAATATTTAGATTGTCATCTGCAATAATTGCGCTGCTTAAATCAGCCAGCTCATTTGTTGTGGTGCATGCCTTAATTTGATCAATGTAGGCAGTACATGCTTCACTTTGCATTGCAAACTTTTTAAGAGAATCTACTGTTACCGGTTTTTTTGAATCAAGAAGAAGTTCACGTTTTTGTGCAATACGATTTTTGAGTTCTTTATATTCAGTTTCGGTTAGCTTGTGCTGATTACTATCCAAATTACGTTCAACGCCTTTTAATTCATAATCTGAACCACATTTTTCAATAGCTTCGATAACTTTCAGAATAGCTGGATCTGTTTCATCAAGTTCATTAGCCTCAGCAACTGTAACTTCAGTAGTAACAGACGGATCTTGTACTGCAACTTCGATAGGTTGAACTACTTCTAGCTCAGGCTGTTTTTCAATATTTGCAACAGTGGTATTAGAGTCAGCCGGAGTATTTAGCTGATCAGCATCATTCTTGGCTTTGGTTGAACGTTTCTTTTTGGGTTTTTCTTCATCACCGAGACGTACAACCAGACAATCACCAGTTTTCTCACGGCCTAACACTTTAGATATTGCTTGCAATTGAAGCTTTGCATTTTCAGCATCATGCTGGGCAAATCCGTTATTAATAGATTCTATTAATGCTGTACAAGTCATCTTGCCAAATTCAACAACGTAGATAGATGAGCCATAAGTGTTGATGACATATACATCTTGACCTTCACGAACTTCCTCAAGTTTGAGAGGCTTAGCAAATGTAATACCTGCCAACTCCATGGTCTCAACCTTGATACAGAACTCATAGCCTGGCATAGCGAAAATAGTGGCAGGGAATTGAGATAGATCATCAAAATCCATTAATTCACCAACAGCGCGGCACATGATATTTCGGCCAGCCATCATTGCGTCAAAAGCTTCTTTGCTATTTAAAATATTCATGCGTTCACCATTTCTTTCGCTAATTGTTCAATTTCTTGTTGTACGACCGCCAGTTTGCTGGCTTCAATTTGATTGAGTGCATCAATACCGAGATGCTCACATACAGTTTTGGCATCAAGGCCGCACTCATCGATGAAGTCCTGAAGCTCAGCCAGTTGTTGGTCATTGATGCCAAAGAACTCAGCAGGATCTACCCATGCATTACGCTGCATATCGAAGGTGCACTTCATTTCGTCAGCTCTGGTCTTAAGAGCAACACGCATATTTTTGTAATACGTATGATTCTTATCGATAGACTCAGTAAGTTGGTTTAGATCGCTGGCATACTGAGCCTCAGCACAGCTCTGGATCCAGTTGTCCAAATCTTCCTGAGCCTTCATTGATGCAAGCTGCTCAGGTGTCATCGTATTGATGTGATCTTTAGCCTGCTTAATTAGGTCAGCCAAAAAAGACGGATTCGCTTTTAAGTCTGGAACCCATACTTCACCAGTTTCACCGCCTAAACCGCCCGCATTTTTGGCATGGTGAGTAGGGCATGGTCTAAAGCTGATCACACGTTCATGCTTGCCTTCACCTGTTTGCACAGTGGTCAGGTAACCCATCACATCTGCAATGCGGTAAAGCTCATTACGGTTTTTACCACCAAGATCTGGTCGGTAAATTACCTGGTCACCGTTCTGGTCTTCTGATGCATGGGCAATGAAAACAACGTCTTTGCCTGAAGCAATTAATGTATTCACGTATTGCTTGAAGATGTTATTGGCCAAACCTTGGGCTTTAAGTTTTAAAGAGCCATCTTTTTGCTTGTTTGTGCTGTTTAGTAATAAGTGGGTTTTAATGCTTTCAAGCATTGCACCAACGGTATCAATCACAATCGTTTTAAATGGTTCCAGATCCTGCATAGTCAGGTTAGCTACATCAGCCCATTGATTGACCTGAACCACAGCACCGCGACGCAGTTCACCGGTACGGTGAGAGCCTTTATCGAAATCGAATGAAATTGCTTTTTCACCAGTGAAGCCAATTGATGTTTTACCCAAGCCCGGATCTGCGTACAGATAAACGATAATGGCTTGTACCAATAGCGGTTGATCCGCTGGAATAATATTAATCGCCATCTCAACGTACTCCTAGCTGACGGTTTTTGCGTTTAAAGTTCTTATAGTCCTCAGACCCAAAGAAGCCGGTACTTTCTAAAACTTGATGTCGTTTATTTTTGCGCATGGCGACTCGCGCATTTTCCAAACCATCTAGAATCCACTGTGGAGCTGTAGACTTATCCATTTTCTTCAGAGAGCCGTCAGGTTGGATGGAGTAAATCAACGTATTGCAGAAATAGTCAGCAATAGTTCCTGAGCTTTTGACACGTAAAGCGAAGTAGCTCACCCGATTTTTACCAACCCTGTAAATCTCAAGTCCTTCAAACGTCTTGATGTATTCAGAGAAGTAACGATGAGTTGAGCCAAACTCTACTGGCATTGGAATGACAGGTAGTTCATCTGCTTTGAATTGCAGGAAACCAGTGTAAAGATCAGCAAAATTAACTTGTGCTTGGTCATTAAGCGGGGACCAATCATCAGAGCCATATTCACACCAGTAAACCAGCTGGCCATTCAAAAGTGCTTCAAAGATTTGATCGGCAGATTTAAGAATCATGACTGCACCTCCACCAGACGGTGTTTCATGATGTGGCCAGCGATCATTGCATTGATTTCGCGGTGATCCTGATAGTCAGTGAAGTCGTTGTATGGATTGCCATTTGCATCAAATACCTTGATTTCACCAAGTTCTATTACTTCTACATTAGTGAACTCGGAACCTGGTACACCGTAATCATCCGGGTGTGCTTCAACTTCAAATGAAGTGATTTCCAAACGAAAGCCATCAAGGTTAAGGATCGCTTCACCGCGTACGTCATCAAGCATCTTTAAAGACACAATGCCGTATTCAGATTGAATGTTTTGAGCTGGTGCTGCTTGGCCAATACCAAAGTCAGCATGCCAACCAAACGCTAATGCGCTTACAGTTAAGGCAGTAGCAACAAGAGTCACCTTGAAGCTATTGTGTGGAGTCAATTTTGCATTCATAATTTCTTTACTCACTGAGAGAGAGTGGGTCATGCTCCAGGTTGTTAGCGCAACGCTGGGGCTTTTTGTTGTCTGTGAATGTAATTTAGTATTTACTAAATAAACTGTCAATAGTAATTACTAAATAAATTTAGTGAAAATTAAGTCTTTGCTAATTTTTATGTTTTAATAGATAAAAGAAAACCCACACAGGGTGGGTTGTTTGGAGTTTATTGAGATGATCGGAGTAACCAGCAAGGGCAAATTAATCTCAGTGAAAGCGGGTCAGAGACCAAAAGGCTTTCTTATAGGTATTCTTATTACTGATCCAGAGCATCTAACTGAGGAAAATCTAACAAAGATCAAATTGCGCTTTCACGGACCAGATGGTCAATTAAATCGATATCGTTGCCTAGATGCTTTACATATAGATCAAGGCCGGATTGATCAGAAGGATGATGAATCACCATTACAACTTCAAAAATCTGACCATCTAGATTTATCCACTCACCAATCCGGGGTAAAGTTTCAAATTCGTGAGCATAGAGAGGCTTTTGGACGCCTTTTACAATATTTATCAAAGAAACTTCGATCATAATTTTATCCTTTATATTTTAGTTAAGATCAATGTTGGCACGTCTTAAGCTCATAATATCAGGGAAAATTCGAATATATTAAAAAGAAAACCCGCCAATCGCGGGTTAAATTTGAGTCACTTTATTATTACAAGCCATTGCTTCTCTGGCTTTAAGTAAAATATAGCTAAATAATATTGCAAAATTAAGAAATCCACCGAAGTGGATTTACTGAATATTTTGGGGCTATTGAAAAGTGTTACTGCTTAAAATAGAAAATAACGAGTAGTGCTATAATAATGATTAAAATTATAACCATCATACCGATTTCCATGATTGCTCACCTACGAACCCTGGAATGCTTATTTTAACATTGGATTTGATCTCGTTGTTTGTAATACTCCAGAGTTCTATCTAGATCAGACAAAAGTACTGCTTTAGTATATTCAGAGTTTAATATGAGCATGTTAGGAATATAGTTCTTCTCATACTCACTTGGATAGTCTTTGCAAAGGATCTGAACACGCAAATTTTCATCTGTGAATTCAGATTCCAATCTATCAATATAAGTACCTAAAACCTTTTCTGATTTTTCTAAAGTGGTTATAGCTTCGTCTAACTCTTGTTCAGTATGCTGAGTGTTCTGGCAGCCAATGAAAGCTAAGGATAAGAGTAGGGTGGCTAAAGTAATTATTCTCAT